CGTTGGAAGGTGTGCCTAGATGGAAAATAGTAAACGCAGGTCAACCTTTCAGTTTAGTCGAATCAATAATTTCTCCCGGACTAGATACAATAACCACAATAAATCGCACAATAAACACAACAACTACAACCACCGTAGAAACCACGTTTGGGCAGTAGTTTTACTTTGCCTATGTCCAACTAAGGTTTTAGCCAATACAACCGTAGCTAGCCCATCTAGCAACGCACAGGGAACGGTAAATAACAATGCCACTATGATAGCTCCGCAATCTAATCCGCAGTTTAGGATGTCACAAGGTATTGTATGCAGTTCACCTAGCCTTACCATCACACCCTTCCTTACTGATTCATGGTCATTTAACAGACCTATAGAAACTGTGACTAAACAAAATATTTATGATGAAGATACAGGTGCTATAAAGTATGTACAAGAAACACCAAGGTTTGAAAAAGATAACTACAATTTAAACTACGGTATATCAGCACAGTTTAGTATTCCGTTAGGCAAAGCACCTGCACTATGTCATCAGGCAACAGAGATAAATATAAAAAACCAAGAATTATTGTATAAGAAAACTGAACTAGAGGTTGCTTTATTTAGGCTTAAGGTATGTGGTGAACAAGCTAAACTTGGAGTTCAATTTACAGGAAAGTTTGCAACGATATGCGAGGGCATTACAGTTACTGTTCCTCCCGGTCAGGTGATCCCTCACTCTCATTCTTTGAAGTAAGTTTTTTAATTATTTGTTTAACTAATGGTTTTATTAAATTTATAATAATAGGAGTAGTTGCAGCCACAGTAGCAATAGCAGCAGTAGAAACAACCACGCTAGGCGTAGGTATGTATTGGTCGATGAACGGTACGTCTTCATAGAGAGTAATACATTCAACCCCATCATCCCCTCTTTTATGTCCAGTAACACGTTCTAATCTTTTTTCGTTACGAAAGTCTCCTACTCTTTGTTCTCTTTTACTAGGACATGGTTTGTATTCGTCTTCTTTTTTTTCGTCTTTTGGTATTTCAGTTTTAGGTGGTTCACTTGTTGGCATCTCACTTTCATTAGCAAGATTAGGCATCTCTTCTGTAATTGTTAATTGATCTGGTACATAGTTTAATGGGTTAAAACTAGGATATGGACAATTACTAACGACACCATTAGGATCTTCTATTAATAAATTTCTATTGCCTGTATTCTTTGTATCCCTGTGGTAGTAAGTGCAGCCTATAATTTGTACATTTGAATGCCCATAGTCAGGCACATAGGTATATGGGATGTGAACATCAGGTATATGTATTTCAGGTACTTCCAATTAAAACTTTAATTTATCCATAGTAGGTGGTGTAGGAATAGATGGCCCTGTCATGTCAGGCAAACCTTTATCTAATACATTAGGCAATAACCCTTTTACTTCGCCAAGTATAGAATTCATAATTTTAGCCTTAAATTGTTCGCTACTAATATATTTGTAGCCAAAGTATGATGCACCTAAAGTGCTTGTGATAAGTACGAATGAAGCTATACTTAAAATGTTTGAGATTTTTTGAAACATATGTGGAAAGAAGCGTTTGCTAAAGCTTTAGTACCCATAACATGGGGCTGTCTAGCCTTAATAATAGGTTTAAGTCCACTGTACCTAATAGGTGGAATATTGACTAGGCAATTACATGAACAAACTAAGTAGTTTTTTCTGGTGATGTTGGTACAACTTCAACAGCTTCTGCTTTTCTATCATCTAGAATTGCTTGGATCTGCGTATACCTAGTTTTCATTTGGTTTACAATTTCTTGTGCTTCATTATGCTTTTGAACTACTTGTGCAAGTTCTTCTTGAAGTTGTTGGTCTGTTGGTTTGGTCATTATAGAGATGTTTTATCTGCTATTAGTTTAGCTTTCCACGCAGCTTTTACGTCAGTAGTCCACACAGCGTTACAAATTGCTGACACTTCTGTTGGTTCTGCTGATAAATCTGTATCTACTAAATCATCAGCGTCATCTGCTGGGGTTGTGCCATCTTCTTTAAATCCTCCTTTTAAACTACCAGCTTGTAATACGTATCTATTAAAAGATCTTGTTAATTCTACATCATCTTTTTTGATGACTGTTGCTTTACGGACTTGTACCGCTTTGTATATACCGACAACTTCTATCTTGTCGTATTCGATTGATTCAGTTAATGCCATTAGGATTAATCTCCGATTAAAACAGGTTTAGGCTTAGTTTAAAGACATAGCTTCGGTCTATCCAGCTTGATAATTACCAGCCATAATCATAGTCTCTCCCTGCATACCAGTACGGAATTGACTGTTCGTTACTCTACTCGCAGTTCCTTCTCCCACTCTATGGAAGTAAACATATGAAGCTGCTCTTTGTACTAAAGGTCGCATATTTGCTATGATCGTATTGTTCGAGTTAGCTGTATAAACAATATTTGCGTTCCAGCCATAGTTATGGTTTGTCGAAGCCGAAGTATAAGGTAAACCATGTATTTCATATACATTGTTATCATTTGGAACAAGACTAGTTGTAGTATGTACAAACCACCAAACTATATTTCCAATTTTTGTGTAATATCCAGCAGAATTTGCAAATTGATAACCTGAAACTCCGGCAGCAGCTTGCGGTGTCCAAGTACCTTCTTCATAGTCGTCAAGTGCGTTGGCTGCTGCGGTGTCTGAGTTAAAACATAAACCATTAGCAGTAAAACTACCTTTAATAGTGCTATTACGAACTATTTTTAAATCATGGTTAGACCATGTACCAAGTTGTGTATTACTTCCATCTGCTCGTAAGGCTATTATTCCGTTAGAAGGAGTCTTAACTTGTAATCTTGCTTCTGAAGCGTCAAGAACTTCGAGATTACCATATTCATCAATTTTTAAAGATTCTGTTAAACTTCCATTTTTATTTACATAAAATCTCATACGACCAGCATCAATATCTCCACTTTGTACATCTATCAATCCAAGATTATTAGTGCTGTTTCTCCAAAATATTCCGCCTATTGTTGCACTCGTATCTCCACTACCTCTTTGTATATAGAGATAGGGGTCATTACTTGATTGATATAGATGGACTTGACCTATTGGTGCAGCTGTGCCTATACCTAATTTACCGTTTGCATTAAACCTAAACATATTATTTTGCTGGTAATCATCAAGCCTTAATATGTAATTAGTGCTAGAACCACCAGAAATATAAGCACCATATCCACCAGAGTTAGTATTTCTTATATTTAAGTTAACGTCTGTACCACCATCTAATGGCCCAATAGATAATTTTTGACCATTAAATGTTGCGTTTGACTCTGCATTTAAAGTATTGGCAGTGCCAGTACCAGTAATTAATCTGTTATCTGCGTTGCTGTTTATTGTTGTCTGATTTGCTCCATCAGCTACATTTAATAATGTTCTAATTTGACTAGCGTTAGGAGTTTCTATCTGTCCAAGTCCACCTGAAACTCTACCTAAAATTCTTCCAGAATCAATATGACCTATTTTATTAAAATTTATGGCATCATCTTTGACACCATCTGTTGATACTTTAGTTAATGCCATAATAGTGTTTAGTAAAGGCTTAGTTTATAGACGTAGCTCGGTCTAAGTATTAGTTTCATACACTCCAGCCACCATAATATAACGATCTGATTCAGAACCCCATCTTGCGTTACTAGTAGTACCACCTATGTTTGGATAAAAATAAGTTTCTCCATATTTTCCATATCCACCATGACAATCAAATAAATTATTAGATGTGTCCTTGAAACAAGTTGAATGGGTAAAAACAAATACACCTCCATAATAGGGATCATTATTTACAAATGGAAATGGCAATCCATCAATTCTTGCAAATTGAGTGTTAAAACCACTATCTAAACTAAAAGCACCAGAGTACCACCAAATTTGGCACAACCTTCCTATTTTTGTATATCTTCCAGTTGCATTATCTACAGCATTATCATAAGTTACATTTCCCCATGAAGATCCATTAAACGCTTGTAAAACTGGAGTCCATCCGCCCTCTTCATAATCTTCTAGCTCATTAGCAGAACCAGTACCACCTATAAATATAGACATTAGTTTACCTCCGTTAAATTAAACTTATACTTTTTGCCATTGCGTCTGTTAATCAAGAATAAATCCTCTGCTCCTTCTTGTATAGTATAACTTCCCCAAGTTCCGTCAACGTCATTAGATGAACCTTCGTTAGATAAGTTAAGGTCATTGGTGTAAATGTTTGCCCAACGATTTGAAGTACCACCTAAATTTCTACTATTATCAGCATCAGGTAAAAAATGTTCGTGACATATAACTGAATCTGTTCTCCATTGCATTGCTACGCTAGTATTAACAGCTAGGTGCATTCTTTCAGTATCGTGATAATACTCTAGATATGCTCTATACTGACCAGCACCACTCGATCCATCAGCCCAAGCTATTGTTCCAGCGTTATTAGTACCACTAACAATAGTCATACCACCATTACCACCAGTTTTACCAAGAACTAAATTGTCGTATTGACCATGTGCAGCTGTAGCTTGATTTATTCCGTTTAACACCACGCCATCGTCATGCGTTTCAAGCATCTTTACGTTGTCGTGATATAGCTCTACTGCTCCGTTTGTATATGCTCTTAAAGCACTTTCGCCGGCATTTACTAACAGTCGCAATTCTCCACCCAGACCAGCTTGAACAATTATGTGTTCGTTATGAGCATTGTTTCTAACATATAAATCACCAGTGCTATTATCTAGCCAAGAGTTCGATCCATCGTGATAAATTAGTAAGTCTTCACCATCTCCTAATCCAATCCTAGTGTTGTCATTTAACTTAATTCCATTAGAAGTTGTAGCAAGCTTTTTACTGTTGTTGTAATATAGCTCTACTGCTCCATCAGGATTAAATACAGCAGCTTTTTTTGTACCATCTAATTTGTATATTTCTAACAGAGGATTAAAAAATTTAGTTGTAGCATTACCACCTAAAGTATTATCTGTACCATTATGCCTAATAATAAAATCATTAGACGCACCCATTTTTAACTGGGCTGTATCATTTAAAAGAATATGATTGCTGTTAGTATCTAAGTCACCGCCTAGCTGTGGAGAAGTGTCACCAACTAAGTCTGTAGTTACTTGCGCCCAAGTTAAACCACCTGCTGCACCAGATTGTGCTTGCAAGAAATATCCATTAACAGGATTATTAGATACATTTAATTTTGCTTCTGTAACTGTTCCATCACTAGGAGTTCCAATACTTACAGATGCACCAATAGTAACAATAAAGAAATCAGCACCAGATGGAGGTGGACTACTAAATACAATGTTTGCACCATCTAATGCAAAACCTTCACTTGGTTGTCCTGTACCTGTGTTCGGTTTTTGTACTACACCATTAATGCTGACCAGCATTTGTTGAGCAAACTGACCTGCATTACTTAATGTAAATTTGTATGCAGAGCTATTAAATGTTGCACTATTACCACCAGTACCACTAAAACTGCTAAGAGTATTTATAAAGAAATTACCAACAGATTGTGTCTCTTCCCATGCACTTGTTTGACCGTTGTATACAAGAAGTTTACCGCTTGCTTGGTTATAAAATAAATCACCAGCATTTAAACTAGTTGATGGATTATTACCTGTATTATCAGTTCTATATCTTTCTGCAAAAGAGTTTACACCACTAAGGTTACTAGCAACAGTATTAACATTTGCAATACTGCCACCTACGTTATTTACATTTGTTATCGCACCGCCAACAGTGTTAATGTTTGACGCATTACTAGCAACAGCATTAACATTTGATATAGCACCTGCAACAGTATTAACGTTTGATATACTATTTCCTACGTTATTTACGTTTGCAATATTATTAGCAACTGTATCTATTTCAGAAGTTGCTTCGTTAAGATCATTTGCAGCAGTAACAACTGCGTTAATATTATTAGCTACTGTCTGTAATTTGTTATTATTTATTTCTGCTGCAACCGTATTTACGTTAGCTATACCACCGCCAACAGTATTAACATTTGCTATTGATCCACTAACAGTATTGATATTAGAAGCTGCACCTGCAACAGTATTTATATTACTGGAGTTACTATTAACGGCATTTATATTTGTAGCGTTAGAAGCTACAGCATTTACATTAGATATGTTGCCACCTACTGCGTTAACATTGCTTATTGCACCTGCTACTGTATTTGTATTTGTTAAGTCAGAACCACTAATAGTAACCTCTAGCCATGTAGTATTGCCAAGGTCATAGACCCTCATTCTGTTTACTGCTGTGTTGAAATATAATGCACCATCTATTAATGCATTGCCGTCATTATCAAGTGTAGGGTTAGACGATTTAGCACCAAGATATCTATCATCAAAAGAATCGAGTGCTGTTTCTGCTGCCGTCTTAGCAGTTTCTGCTGCCGTTTGTGCAGTTTGCGCTGCGGTCTTAGCAGTATCTGCCTGAGTAGCTTTTGTTGATGCAGTTGTAGCAGAACTTGCTGCTGCGGTTTGACTTGATGCTGCTGCTGTCGCACTATTAGCTGCTGCCGTTGCAGAGTTAGCTGCTGCTGTAGCTGACGATGCTGCGTTAGTTGATGACGTAGTAGCTGTTGCTGCGTCTACAATAAGATCCCAGTTTGCAGAATTAGTATTAGTTGTTAACGGTTGTGCGCCAGATGATGTATGTGCTGTATTACAAAAGAAAATATTATTAGTAGACGTATCTTTTACAAGATCTCTTACAACGTATGCACGACCTGCTGTCCAATTTCCTCTATATGTACCAAGTTCTTGTACAACGTTAAATTCACCTAAATTATCAAATCCTAAAACTTTATTAGCTCTTGCAGCTGCGTTTTCTGTAATTTCTAAACTACCAATAGTATTAGTAAGTGAAAATCTAATAGACCTATCTAATTCAGTTTGTTGTTGTTGGTGAATAATTATTGCTTTATCTAGTGCATCGTTAATAACTTCTGGAAAAAATCCACCTTGGTTTGTTAAATCTGTACCTTGTAATGCATCTACATCAGATGTAATAACAAGACTAAAACCACTAGCTAAATTTGAATTATTACCACCAGATTTTAAAGTAACGCTACCACCGGGGTTGCTGTTTTGGTCTGCGTTTAAAGTAACTATATAATCGTTGTTAAGTCCAAGAGTTAATGTTGTTTCTATACTTGTACTAGCTTCTAATTTTTTTACAACAATATCTGCGTCTGTAAAAACTTTAAACGTAAAAGGAAAAGTATGTGCAGAGCCGTTACCTACAAAAGGATTAGTCTTTCTTGTAGTCGAATTTATCGTCATTAACTAGACTTATTCACTATCTTATTAAGGTTACTACTAGATACTTTTATTACGGTCACGCCTTTAATTTCTTTGTCTACGTCCTGTTTTACCTGTAACTACACCTCTAATAAAGTCTATAGGCCCTTCTGGCTCTACTCTTCCAGTACCAACATCTTGTAAATAACCAAGTGGTCTGCCTAATATTGTTAATGGATAATTACTTAGTAATGATAATAAAGTAAATACATCTTTAACATTTTTACCAGTTACATCTTTATCAGGATCTACAATAGCTTGCAACGCACGAACTGTACCTGTAGTACTACTTTCTAATGTAGATATAGATGGACTTGTAGATATACGATCATCATATGGCTTGTCATTTAATACATTAAAAGGTACAGGCAATATGTTTCCACCGGGAATAAATGCAAGACCAAACCTTAATGGTTCAAAAAATAACAACTCAAATATTTCATCAAGATATCCGTCTTCATCTTGATCGCCTAAATTACCGCCAAAGGCATTAACAATAACGCCAGATACAACGGCTGGTAGATACAACCCAAACATAAATGTATATATTAATCTTCCACTACCTTTACCTGTAATTTTATATCCCATATCATTTACCATTTTTTTATAGTTTGTTGCATTTAAATTTGCCATCATGTTGAAATAACTAGTAAATTGCAACAACGATTGCACTAATGGTGTATCAGTTTGAAATGCTGCCCTGTCTTCTGGTTGCAAACTATCTTGTGTCATACGCACATTTGCATCTGCTTGTGCTATCGCTTCTTGTTGTGCTACAGCATCTGGCATAGACATAGGTTTATTGGCTAAAAATTGATTGTAAGAACCTATCCATACAACACTATCAACTTGGTTTTGAAATGCTTGTTGTATAAAATATGCGTGTTTGTTTGTCCATGCGTTTATTTTTTCAAATTTATCTGGATTAATAATTAAATCATTTAATGTATCTTGTATATCAAACATTTGATTATTTTGACGTTGATCCATAAAAGGTGATAGTTCTGCAATAATTTTTTGTGTTTTTGCAGGGTTTAAATAATATTGTTTTAATCCGCTACGCATATATTTACCTTCAACTTTTATAAGCGATGGAAAATTACCAGTAAATTGTTGTACAGCATTTTGAAAATTAGCAAACATAATACTAACTCCAGTACGTTTTCTTAATCCTTTAAAAAATGCGTCTGCTAAATCGTTATTACCACGCAACATTGTTGTTTGCCGTGCTGCGTTATTAAGCCAAGGTAACAACATATAATTAATTGCAGATGGTTTAACGGCATCAAGTGCAGCAGCAAATTCTTTATTTTTAATTATTTTCAATACATCTGTTACGGCAGGTTGTACATATGCAAAACGCAAAGCGTCATCTATATGTTTAACCATTGCATTTAAATGTAAAGATAATGGACGGTTATATTCAACACGAGTCATAGTAAAACCTTTTTGTACAGCAGGTAAAGACAATCTAAAATCAGTTTTTAAATCTTCTAATGCTGCATTTCTTTTTGCATCATCAACCGCATCTATATCAACTTTTGCAGGTACATAACCACCTCTGTATGTACCATATTTATTTATAGTAGGACTTGCTTCAACAACTTTAAAATAATAACCAAAAACATTTCTATGGGTTTTTTGCATAAGAGGTAACATTTCTTCGTTTAGATCCCATACAGCTTGTAAAAAATCAAAATCTTTTTTAGTTAAAATATTTGAATCAATCATGCGTTTAACAAACGTATCCCATTGTCTAGTATCTAACGATCCATCTTCTTTCAATTTTCCCCATTTCCTTCCTAATAATAATTTTCTTAAATTACTTTTATTACCTGTGTGCAACATAGCTCCAAGCAATTCGACTTTACCTCTACCACTATGTATTTTGCCAAATTTATATGGGGCATCAAATTCGTTAGCAACAATAACAGTTTCTCCAAAATCTACGTCTTGCAACATTTCAGCATATCTTTTTGTGTATTTAATTTGTGCTGTTCTATATTCTGTAAGACTATTTTTAATTGGTCGCCATATATATTTTGTAAATGGCCCTGCTTCTAATCCTTCACGTTGCAACACAGCACCACTCATTTGTCTTGTCGCACCATCAAATTCATCTGCCCAAGGCTCTACTCTTCTCATTCGTGCTTTCTGATCTTCAATCATAGAACCTAATTTTTCTAATCTTGTAACAGCTTCTGTCATGCCTTTTATTTTTGCTTTAGGCATTTTTTTCATTGGTTCTACTAATTCTGGAATAATTGCATCTAATTCTAATTTTTTTCCTTCTATTTCTATCTGTCTTTCTCTTCTTGATTGATACCATAAAGATTGTATAACTTCATCTAATGAATCAAAATCTTCTACTGCTAAATCTTTTATATCTTTAAGCTTAGTTATTTCATCAACTTCTTTAAAAATATTAGTAGTATTTCTGAGATTTGATTGTTCTCTTATAATTGGTTCTAATTCTAAATATAAATCCTCATTATTATTTTTTAAATTTTCTATATATACGTTTGGTGATTCTACTGCTGGGCCAAAACCGTAACTAGCTAATATAGTTTTTGCAACATTTACTAAATCTACATTTCTTGTGTCTTTCATATCTTTATCTGATTTCTTAAATAATTTTTTAAAATTATCTGTTGCTATGTCATAGCGTTTATGTACTTCTACAGCTTCTTTTGCTAATTGGTTGTTTAATAATTGTGCTTTTTTGGCTTGTATTGTTGCTTGATTATCGCCTTCACGCATTGCTTTTTCTGCTGCCTTAGTTGCTTTTGCTTCTTGTCGTGCAAATAATGTAGGTCTTACTTCTCTTAATGTTTTCTTAGCTAATATATCTTTTGCTACTTGTTTTGCTGCTGCTACTTGTAATCTTTGTGGCTGCATTACAGTAGCTAAAAATCTTAATTCAGTTGCAATAAATCTTGCTCTAGCTTCGTTATGCAGTGCTT